CCGTAGAATCCCATAGCCAAATACTGAATAATGTCAATCATAGTAATATGTCTGTAGTCCACCATTCTGTATATCTTCAAAATGGTCAGCATAGTCTGTCAACCAATCTATGCCCATATTACCATCACGGTCAGGTTCGTGGCAATGATCACAAACAGAGTGACCCAATTCTTTGGAATGCCACAATTGCTTGCGGGTGACGAAACGACCACAATTCTCGCATTTAATGGTCATTGTGCCACTCCTGTTCCATACTGCCAGCATGGGCTTCCATTTGCCATTCAGCGTCATAGCACCGCTTGCATTGCCCATCGTAGTCCGTATTCGGCAATTCAGCGCCACAGTCACTACAGCGACACCAGTGGTCTACTCCCCACAATAGTGTATCGCCACAGTCTTTACAAGTGATTACAGCAGTCATTTTACCCCCCATGCGCGAATCTCACGATTCGGCAGTAATGCAACATAGTCGGCAGTTTGTACGGGGTCGGCATAAAATCCGTCATAACCATTACTGGTGATTTTCACGAACTGGTCATACTTAAACGGATTGTACGCAACATAGTCACACGGGGGTGTTTCCGTATCACGCTCTGACATATCGCAAAGTGATAGAACGGCACCATTTAAACCCCTTCGGCCGGTAAAAAGTATGTGACCGGTCACGGTAGCGTGTACATTTTTTACACCAGTAGCGCGAACTTTGTCACGACCAGCTGGTGCAACATTAAAGCGTACATCGCGTAGTGCGATCGCTGTCACGTGGTCAATTACACGGCCCGATTGACGGACCGAATAATCACCACGACGAATGTTGTAATAGACTTGTACTCGTTTCATAGTACGAATTTCTCCCATATGTATGATGGTAGTGCGGAAAGGATAGGGTGTGTGTACAGCACAAACCCTATGACGATAGTCCAGCATATGCCGAACAGGATACGGTGTAGTTTCATGTGTGTTATCCCATAGCTTGTGTGGAAGAATGGCCACAGTACAGGAACATGGGGCGCTTGTCAATAGGCCAATACGAATTAAATGATATTTATGTGGCACACACACACATAAACCAAACCAGTTCAGTGTATTGATCTATTGATCTATCGTGGTTGTGATCCGATATGATCCTATCGCGAGAATGCCGACTACTCTTTGCGCATGAGCGAGAAAATGCCGACTCAGCTTAGGCATTGCCCTGCCACGCGCGTACTATTTCCCTGCGTCACTTAGGCCCCACCGGACCCCTTTTTATTTTTTTGCGTTAGCGTGATATTGTATCCACTCACCAGTGGTTATTTTCACTATACATTAGGAATTACTTATGAAGACCCTATTTAAATGGGCTATTCTCTGCTCATTTGCATTGGGTTTGAATGTCCTTGCTGGCCCCCCTGAAGGTGCTAAACAGCTGATAATACCCTACCCATCTATCTGTACTCCGGGCATGACAGAGATGATGAGCGCATTAACTACAGACTATGCAGTACATATCTCCATGACTTTCGAAGAGAGTCCCACCACAGGTATAGTTGTACTACATAATCCCGATACGAAGACTGCTGCTGTCCTTCATATTAGAGAAGATAGAACTTGCATAGTATTTTCTGGACAGAACCTGAAGATGTTTGATAGACCGGAGGATATGGCTCCTCCTAAAGTAGAATTAGAAGACTTTGAGGAGTCATAATGAACGTAGATTCGAGAGTAATTACACTAGCTTTATTCCTTATTGCCCAATCCGTAGGCGCTATATGGTGGGCTAGTGGATTATCATCTGAGGTGGAGAGGTTATCCGGTCTTGTTGACAAGTCAGACCAATTTCAGACAGAAATACAAAGAGCGGTATCTGGACTAGATGTCCTTAATTTTAAAGTTGAGGAACTATGGAAGGCTATTGAGAGATTAGAAGAGGCTGATAATGTTTTGCGTGATGTGGATAACGAGATAATGGTTCAGCATGAACAAATATTTTCTTGGTTAGCTGAGGGTGAAGCGGAGCAGACAGCCAAGGGCAATCCATATGGCGGATGATGTTAGTCTTAGTGATAAGACTAGCGTTGGAATGCCGATTAGAAACCTGATCGGTTTAATCGGGACAGTTTGTGTAGGAGCATGGGGTTACTTTGGAATACTGGAAAGACTGAATGTGGTTGAGACTAACCAGATACTTATGTCTGCCGATGTTACCAAGAACTCGACCTTTACTGAGAAGTGGCCAAGAGGTGAGCTAGGGGCACTCCCTGCGGACGCTGAACAGTTCATGCTTATAGAGCATCTCTCCGGTGAGTTTGAAAAGCTCCTAAATAATGTTGAGGGTGGTAATGCTCCATTCGACAGACAACAGGCACTTACCCTTGACTTCTACCGACAGAGAATAGAAGCACTGGAGCAGAAGGTAGAGATACTAAAGGATAAGGTTGCACAAATTAAATTCAGTAATGGAGCGCACTAATGGAAGTCATGTTTGTCCTACTGCTGTACATGAACGATAACCTAAAGGAATGGATGGGTCATTATGAGAACGACTCTGGCGAGTGGGTTGAAATGGGTATGTCAGGATGTCTGAGTATGAAACGTACTTTGAAAAGAAATGGTTGGAAAGACACGGCATCTGGGAAGACTCGATTTACTTGCGAGAAGCGTACAGTAGAATTAAAGACGAACAAAGAGGGAAACATTGTGGTGGCAAAAGTATTGTGAAACACCTGAAAGAAATTAACATGAGTTGGAGTATGCACCTATGGTACGCACTGACACTGGCATACAGGTTGTTTCGTTTGTCGTTGATTGCTGTGGCACATGGGTTGTTACCCTTTATATTTACATCCAAAGTATCTGATTCGATAAATAAACTAAACGAGGAGTTATCCTGATGGAACAATTATTGGCAAGACTGGCCGAATTAAAGGCTGAAGGTGATGCGATCATGCAACAGCTTATGGCGGCTGGAATGCCACCGGAGCAGATTATGGCGGCCATGGAAGGTGGTGGACAACCTATGCCCCCACCGCAAGATATGAGTGGCATGGGTGCTATGCCCGGCCCTGATCTACCCCCTCCGATACCGCAGGGTGTGCCTATGAATGGTCAGATACCACCGGGATTACTTGGTGCCCGGTGACGATAACAGAGTCGGCGCAGACAAAGGTAGATTCAACCCTAAATGGCGAAGGTTTTTTAGGGATACATCTAGAAGGTGGCGGATGTTCAGGCTATCAAATAAAGCTATCGCCCACCACAGACATACCATCAGATGCTCAGATGTTGTCGGACACAATCTTCTCAGATGCCACCTCTTTGGAGTTGTTGAGTGATGCGAAGATGGATTGGATAGATGATCCTTTTAGACCTTCATTCCATTTTACGCCCCCTACTGGGTCCAGTTCGTGCGGATGCGGTTCTAGCTTCCAGATTGACTAAGTGGTTATTGAGAAGTTACATAGTGTGGTCCATATGCGTGGACATCACGGCTGCCAGTTTGTTGATATGGTACATCTTTAAATGAAGGAGTATATATTCCCATTCCTTATGATAGTTGCGATCCTTGGTTCTATATTCGGGACTGCTATCTGGGCTGACTTTTACTTTTTACGATGAATGAAGAAGAATATTTTGAGGCGATACGCAAGATAAAAGCAGACTTTATTACCAAAGTTCCTGCTAATTTATCTAATGAAGTTTTAAAGGTGGTGGGAAAAAGATTAAAAGTAAAAAATATAGACAAGCTCAATGACTTTGCTTATAGAGTTTCTGGCGCAGAGAGCAGTCATGGTAAAAATACCCTCGGCCCTATAACATCTAGTGGTGAACAGGCTAAAGGAAACTATCATTTTTTTGATAGCGCATTAAAAACAGCAAAAAATAGAATGAAAAAAATTCTAGGGTATTTACCTAAAAATATAGAAAAAGAATCAGATGCTAGAAATTTGTCTGAAGATGAACAAAAAGCACTATTCTTTTCCCATATTACAGAAGATAAACATAGTGATGATAAGATTTATGAGTATCTTGCTGGAAGATCTGGCGGGGGTGACTTATATTTATGGCATCATTACAAGCCTAAGCGATCTAATAAAGGCGGTGAATACTTCATCCCCAAAAGGGTAAAGAAAAATATAGAAAACTGGTTCGGTAAAGGCCCACACTGGTTATATAGTGGAGGGGAAAGATCATACAGGAAAATGGGAATGCCTCAATAATGAGAACAGCTAAACAAGAAACATTTATTGAACAGTATTGCCTACATGGTAATGCCGCTAAAGCTGCGGCTACTGCTGGCTATGCCCACCCCAAGCAGAGAGGACATGAGCTAAAGAATCAGTTCGAGACTCAGATTGAGGAGCGCACCAAGAAGATGATTATGGATTGCGTACCCGGAGCCTTAACCCAGCTTAAAACCCTCTCAGAAGGCGCTGAGAGCGAGTCTGTGCGACTTGGAGCAGTAAAGGATATAC